GCGTATTGTACGCCAGCAGTAAATCTCATCACTACACGAACATTCTGGCTTCCGTCTGTTTCAGCCATATCAATAACTCTTACTTCGTTAAGGTCGCTTAAGATACCAGTACCGAAGAAAAGGTTAGACTTTTCAGCAGCGATAATCATATCGTCAGCAGCACCTCTACAAGGAATTACTGGGATACCATCAAAGAAAAGGTTACCTAATACTTGGTTGTTTCCTTTGTTCTCAAATCCGTTAGCGCCAACTCCAGCAGCACCAAAACCGCCTAAAGCACGAGTATAAGCACGCACTACGTTTGATGCAGCATAGATAGCTAAATCTTCACTTCCGTAAACAGCAGTAGGGATAGCATCTACAACATCTCCTAATTCAGCAACTACGTTTGCAGCAGTTACAGCAGTACCAGTAATATCTTGTCCAGATGGCAAATCTCCATCAGCAGCTAACAATGTAGCAAATCCGTTAAATTGTCCAGAAGTTGAAGTATTTCCACTCCAAATGTTTCTTTCTGTGCGGTCAGCTACTTTAGCAGCAACGTGAGCCAATACAAAATCAGAAAAGTTAGCTGGTAGGTTGTCAAATGCAGAATATCCCATTTGTGCAGCTTCCCAATCCGAATGTAGGTCTTTTTTACAGATGTCAAGGTTTACTTGAAATTCTTCTGGCTGAAGGATTTTCTCTGTAAGAGTTAATGTCCCTTGTCCAGTTTGAAAGTCGCAAGTAGCGTCTTTTACGATACTGTCAGTTGAAGCCTTTTTGATTACAGACTTAAACTTAACGTTAGGCATAATTGTGATATTGCCTTTGTCTAATGTGTCAGCAGATAATAAAGCAGCAGCGATATACTTGCCACTAAATTCGCCCGCGTAAGTTGATGTAATTGATACACTCATTTTATTTAGTTTTTAGTTGTTTATTAATTATTAAATTTTGCCATTACTCTATCCAATGTACTCATTCTTCTGTTTTGTGAGATATTGAATTTAGATAGGTTTTGTTTTGCCTCTGGGTTAGCTTGGATTGGCTCGGCTGCTGGCTCGTTAAGTTCTGCTTGTACTTCTTCTGGTACTTCGCTTAACTCTACTTTTTCGTGCTTGCATAGTTCCTCTGTTACAAGGTTTCCTAACTCATCTGCGCTTAAATCCTCTTTAGGCTCTAACATTGCTTTGATTTCCTCAATCATAGATTTAACCTCTGCAAGTTCTTCTTTAGTAGCATAGCCCATTTCTTCTTTTTCTTCTTCTTTAGCCTCAACTTCTTCAACTTCTTCAGTTGTTTCTTCTTCGGCTTCTTCGGTTTTGATTTCTGCAATCAAACCTTCTTCGGCTACTACTAAAATACGTCCGTCCTCTAATTGGTATTCGCCAACTGGTACAGCTACTTTCTCATCTTCGGTAACAATAAATACTTCGTTACCAGCTTCAAACGCTTCTGCTTCTAAAACAGTACCGTTCTCTAACGCTTGTTGTTCCAACTTAACTTCTTCGGATAAGTTTAAAACATCTTTGATTTTACTAATCATATCGTTCGTGTTCATATTAATATATAAGTGTTAAAAATTAATTTTGCATTTTTAGTTAGCATTTTCACAAGTTGTACAATTATCATAAGCAGTAACGCTTTGCCATTCAAAGCCACTTGTTTCATCATCTCTACTTAATACAGTATAGCACCCATCGTGTCCATCGTGTACTAAATCAAAATAATATACATTTCCTATTGTTAGTTCTTCTCCGTTCCAAACGTGTTTTTGTTGGCTATGCCCACAGCGTTGTATTTTATATCCGTAGCTACCTTCTGGCGGTGTTGTTTCTTGTCCGACTGTACTACCAATCCCTTGCGCTCTTAAACTACCATCACAGCACTTTATAGAGTAGGTATTATCCTTGCATAAACACGCTCTGCGCCCACCCTTTGGACTTGTTCTACTTGGTGTAAAGAATTTCTTAAACCTACGCATCTAACTCTTTTAATTTTTTATTAGCCCAACGTAGACCAGCCTTACCACCCCATAATAAATATGAAATCGTACCGCAAGCCTTTGTATCGCTCTCGTCGTAATATTCTTCTGCTCTTGACAAATAAGAATACATACGCTTAATAGTTTCTTTAGATATTGGTTTGCCTTGTGCTAATTGTTGCGCTCTAACTTTTCCTACTTGGGTTGCACATTTGTTGTTTACCTTTTCGTTAAGTTCTAACCCTCTTTTTGCGTTGTTGCTCACACCACTTGGATAATCAGAGTAGCTTTCTAATACCATCTTTTTACCACCCTTTACACGCTTGTCGCTTTTAATAATGGCTCGTATCTCACTCAATAAATACTCTGCTTCTGCTTCTTCAATAGCTGCTAACTCTTTTTGCTTTTGCTCATCAGTCATAAAGTCGCCAAGAGTTTGGTCTTTAGGTCTTTCCATTTTATCAGCAAAGTACCCCTCTATACTAAACCCCTTTACCTTTCCAGTTTTTACAAACTCGTTCCAAATCTCATCGTTGTTTACTTTAACCGCACCTACCCAAGTTCCTAATGGTAAATCCATTCCATACTTTACACTCTTGTCGTGTACCTTGTCCTCTACTATCCAACTCTCAACTAATGATAGTCCGTTTATTTGGTATTGGTGTTCTAATGTACTGTTGTTTTGTTTGCCTTGCATTAAGTACATTTGCGAGGCTTTTAAGACAGTATCTTTTGAGAAATATATATAATACTCATCTTCTCCGTTTCGTCTGTATATGGGCTTATTTGGAATAAGTAACGCACCCATTAAAATGCGCTTTTCCTTGTCTACCTCCGCAAGTTTAAACTCTTGCGATTTAAGTGCAATAAAATCTTCTTCTATTGCTGGGTTTTCCACTACGCTAATAGCTTCTATACCTATTTCTTGTTCTTCGTCTAAAATTAGTTCTACTATCCGCATACTATTATATAATGTTTTTAATTATTTTTTGTATTTAGCTTCCAATCGTTGCACCCTCTACAATGTTGTTTTCCAAACTCTGTGCTGTTGTAATATCATTAGCTACTACATACGCTTGAACTGGCTGTTGTGTTTGTCCTCCTACTGCTTGTGCTAATTGGCTTGTTTCTGTTGCACCTACTATGTTAAATGATGGCGGTTGTGAGGCTGCACCACTTGTTGTAGTTGGCGCACTACCCCCACCTTTTCCACTACTATCTACACTTTTTATTGCAGCTATATTTTTTGCTGCTACTGCACCAGCTAAAGCCGCTTGTACAACTGGATATGCTGGGAAATAGGTTGTAATAGGAGATTTTTGTGCGGTTGTATATGCGTTTTGTACACCTTCTGCTCCACTTATTGTTGCACTTGCAATAGCCATCGCTTTTCCAATCTTACTGTCTTTACCAGCTAATTGTCCAATTTGATTAAACGTATTTTTAGCATCTTCAAGAATTTGTTGTTTTCTTAACTTTTCAATGTCTGCTTTTTTATTATTTTCTTTTTCTTCTAAATCAGTTCTTAAGCCAGCATAATATGCAAGCACTTCAAGTTTCTGTTCTTGGCTTGCTTTTAACCTATCTAACTCTGCTATCTTTTTTTCTTCTTCTAATGCAAGTTTTTGTAGTTCTGTTTCTGCTTCCTTTTGTCTTTGCTTATCAGTAAAGTCATCTCTTATTTTTTGAATAGCATCTAATCGTGTTTTTTCTTCTGCTATTTTCTTATCTTCTATTGCCTTCTGTTCTGCTGCTGCTGCTTTATTCTCTGCTTGTATTTGCTTGGAGATAGTATTTACCTCTCTTTGCACTTGTCGTGCTGCATTCGCACGAGCAGCTTGTTGTCTGTTTACTGCTGCTATTGCTTCGGCTTCTTTTGTTAAATTTTCTTTATTACTTCTACTAAAAGTATTCTCTAAAATCTGCGCATCTCGTCTTAATTCTAAAAATTGTGTTTCTTGGTCAAGTAGTTCTTCTTCTAATTTTTGAGCATCAAGCAAGGCTTGTTTACGTTCAGCAGCACTAAATTGTTCTTCTTGCCTTGATTTAAGCCTTAAGTTTGCAATTTGGCTTTCTAATTTAGAACGGTCTACTATTAGTTTTCTTTCTATCTTGTCAGCTTTTGCTCTCATATCAGCAACAGCAGCAGCTTGTTTAAGTTCTTTCCCTTGTTCTTTAACAAATTCTATTGTAGCTTTAGTTAAAGACTTCGTCAACATAACTGCAGGGTTTAGACTTTCGTTAAGTTTTATAATACCATTCTTGGCATCATCTAAAGCAGCACTAAAATCTCCAGTAAAAGTTTTTTTAATTGCACTACCAAGTAATCCAAACCCTTCTATTGCGCCCTTTATTTTGTCAGTTATAAAAGTTTTAATAGTGTCTGCAAAACCTTTTATAGTTTCAATTGGGCTTGTAAAAGCATCTATTATACCCTCGCCGAAATCAGCTAATAAATCTACAAGATTACCAGTTAATGCACCAATAACTGTCATTATCTTTGCAAACTTATTTTGCCCTTCTTCACTACCTTTAAAAGCTGCAATTAAAGAACCAATAACAACAACCAATGCACCCAAGCCAGTTGATATGATGGCGGTACGCATAGTTTTAAATCCAGTAGTTACGCCCTTTAATGTTCCTTTAAAATCTTTAAATTTAGATACTGCACCACCAGTAACTTTGTCTAAAGTTCCACCCATAGCTTCAGTAGAAGCTCCAGTTTCTTTAACCTCATTGTTTACACCCTCAACCGCCTTTTCTAAATCATTGACATTTTTTTGAGCGCCTTTTGTATTTACATTTAAGTTAATTGTTTTCTCTACTGCCATTTTATTTCTTGTTTAAGTGCTTTGTAACCCTCTTTTAGTGTTGTAGGTAGTTTGTGTTTACCTTGTGCTATACGGATGTTTTCTGTTTCTCCGTTTGCGTATTTTAAGCTGTCTAAAATTAGTTTTATCATTATTCTAATATTATTGTATCTCCTACCTCTGTTATTAATGTATCTCCATCCTCTGCAAGTGCAACTGGAGGTGGGTCTGTTGTTACTACTATACTTGTGTCAAATGAGTATGCATCGTTTCCATCTATGTTGTATTTTGCTCTTACTCCTATATTGTATGTTGTATTAGGTTCTAAAGGTAATATCTTTATACCATTGCCTAAAGTTGTTACAAATACTCCACCATTTAAAATAACATCATAGCCAACTGCACCAGTAACCGCAGTCCAAGTTATGTCAATAGATGTTGATGTTTTTGATGTAGATGTAAGTTGAGCAACCCTATCTAAATAAGCGAATTGACTGTTGTTTATTTGACTTACAAACTCTTGTCTGTTATATAGTTCTAATTCTGTTTTATTGGTTAGTAGATTTGTCTTTATACTGTTTATTCTATATGCGTTGTTTGCTATTACTAATTTGTCTTTTAATTGTAGCTTTAGTAATATGCTTAAAGGTAAGTATGCGGTGTATTTAAACAACCTTGACGCTGGGTCAAACATTGTCTGCACATAATCAAAATACCCATCCTCAAATAAGTTAGTGCTTAACGTTGGTATTTCTTGTAAAAACTCATCCGCTTCTAATCCAAAGTTTAACTGTAATCTTTTATTATAACCCCATTCCCCTATTGCTGTAACATTACTTGGGCGTCTATAATTACTTGGCGCACTACCACCAATTGTTAGTTCACTATCTGTATTGGCTTGATATAAACTTGAAAATATTAAAGGCTCTCCAATAGTAGGCTCAAACTGTTTATTTAAAAACGCACCTTGACCAATAAGAGTTAAGCTATCGTCATCTGTTGCGGTTAGCCTTTCATACATCATCTTTTCAAATGGCAATTCTACTTTATAAATACCGCCATCAAAAGGCGTGTTGTCTGGTGGATAATGTTCTTCTGCAAATGGTACTGTTTGTATTTCGTCTGAAAACTGAACAAGGAAACTTTCTTTACTTTTAAATTTAAAGTCCATTTCTCTGAATTGAAAAAGCCTATCTACAGTTGCCTTTTCCATATCCACATACTTTGTGATGTCGTAGGCATCTTCGTTTTGATAATATACTTTTGCTAACTCTACATTTATATTATCGCCATCTTTATAAACCAATAAATTAAAGAACTTAAACAATCCGCTTAAGAAGTCCATTACTTTCATCTCTGGCATTTGTCTACTTATCTCAAAAGTATTTTCTACATCTTGGTTAGTAGGTGTATAGTTAGCAGTCCATTGTGTTTGGAAACCAGCTATAAAGGGCTGTTTAACTTTATATTCAATAGCTAAATTTTGGGTCATTGTTATTGTGTTCTCGCTTTCAACCTCAACAATCAAATCCAATAATTGCATATTATTTACAGAATTTGAAATACCACCTAAATTTAAAAATTCTTCTTCAATATCAACCGTTCCAGTTTGGTTTGTATATTCTCTTGATGTAATCAAAACCCCATTACTGCCTCTTTTAATTCTTACAGTGTAATTCTCTGGAGTTGATGTTGTTATTGATAAAGTTACTTTGTATTTTCTATAAACACCACCGCCACCAAAATAACCTAATAAATATAAACTCCTTACATCTGCAATATCCGAACCAGCAGCATTATAAGTATACGTTGGTTCTTCATCGTCTTGGTGTCTAAATCTGTTTACAGAAATATTTACACCACCACCCTCAACTGCATTAGTTACATAACCCTCATTTTTGTGCATCCACATATAAAAGTTAAAAAACATTGAAGTCTTAAAGAAACCAGTAAAACTTAACTCTGGATATGTTCTTTCTATTGCTTCTATAATAGCTTTTAATTTTATAGCTGGTTTTAAGTCAGTATAAACAAGACCAGTATCTGTAATGCTATCCTCATAACCATCAGCAGTAGAATAGCGCATATTTTTACTGTGGTGTATATTAGGCACTATTATATCATCGCTTCCGTAAGTAGATGTTAGCGTAGCTAAATCAGCAGTAAAGAAGTTCTCTATGTTTGTTTGGTTATATGTAAAATTATAAGCGTTGTCATATATCAAGCCTTGTAAAGTTGTATCGCCTACAATCTCTTTTAACACTACTGCATCGCCAAAAAACACTACCTTGTATGCGTGTGCCTTGTTGTCTTTTAATGTTACGCTTTTAAACTGTATCTTTCCTTTTTTGTAGTCTATTCCGTTAAGCTTTATAACTGCATCGTGTTTAAATCGTGCATCAAAACTGTTAAGTACATTTTGTTTCTCGTAATGTCTAAATAGTTTGTTATTGGTTTTGGAAGCTGGTAGATTAAACTGCTGACTGAAAGGAGTAAATACCTTGCCTATGTCTTTAAGGTTTAGTAAGGTGTCTGTTATAGTTATGCTCTCATCTTCAAATAAATCTGCTCTAAAGTAATCGCTTTCAATTATGTATTGGTCTGTATTAGGGCTTGTAAATAAATCAGCAGAAAGGCTTAACTGCGTATCGCTATCAATAGCAGTAATTGATGCAGTTAGATGTGTTCTTTTGTTAGTAACAATATCTCCTACGCTTACGCTCGTATTAAACACACCAGTATTGTCTACAAGTTTATTAGATGCAAACCCAGTAATACCGCCCTCTAATCTATTATACCCTTTTATGTATAGTTCTATTATCTGCATCTATCGTATATTGTTAATAGTGTCAAAAGCAAAGTCTATCTCTATTGTGTAATTTATTAGTTTGTCGTTTAAGTGTGTTTTATAGTTTAGACTGCTACTGCTTACGTTTATTGGTAGTGTCTGTGAGTTTATCTCAATCCAACAATCTTCGCTTAACTGCATCTGCTTAAATACCTCGTTGTATTCCTCTGGATAAAAACCAGTATTTAGAGTTAGCTTCTCGCTTCCGTTTTTAGTAAGTATCTTTTGTTGATGTCTACTTGTATCGTATGAGCCACCTACAACTATATTGCGTTTAAATTTTTCTGTTTTAGTAGTTAGTACCTCGTTAGTTCTTTTGAAAAACCATAAATCTTGTAATGCGCCAAACTTATTTAAAAACGTTACTTTATATGGGTCATACTTACACTCCTCTATATTGTCTACTGTTAGCTTTATTACTCCATCAGTAGTGTCTACATAAATCGTGTCAAAGTCAAATAAAGTGAAGTCATTAGCAAACTGCTCTAAACAACTACTCCCCTCAAACGTACCGCCATCTTGTATAACTCTATCCTCAAACTCATCAGAGCCATTTATAGTGTTTGTAACGTATTCTACTTGCTCATCGTTTTCGTTGCTACTTGATATTGCTTTAGTGTATACTAATTCTCCGTTAAGTTCGTATGTGACTTGTGTTGTTATTGATGTGTCTACTGGTATTACTGCTGGCGCATCGTCTAACTTTACAACCTTTGTGTTTGACTGCAATAGACCTTGATTGTTTATTGATGTTGTTTGATTTTGCGCACCATCTTCATAAAAGCCATAGCCATCAAACCCAGTTAAATTAGTGTAGCTTGTGTATCCTTGTGGAGAGCCACTAATATAGTTGTTAAACCTATAATCTACCCAAACAATGTCAGTAGCATAATCGCCATTAAAAGTTTGTAGTAAATAATCTCTAACTAATTCGCTAATCTCAAACGTTACTCTTGGAATAGTACCAGATGAAAACCCAGAAGGCACACCAACTGCAAATGATGTTAAATCAAAAAGTACACCAGCACTTCTATCCGTTGCATCATTTTTAGTACCAGTATATATGTAAAGTTGCAAGTCTACTTGCGTTAAGTTAGTTGCTGATATGTTTATGTAATATGGGCTTCTTGCGTTTATCTTGCTCATTTCTTGTTTATGTTTACTTGTATTTGTTTCTCTAATCCTATTGAGTATGCTTGTACTAAATCATCTGGTAAACGCTTAAACGCTGCTTCAAATGGTTTTGTAAAAAACAAACTTGGCTTTATTCCTTTTTTATATATTGCTCTTGCTATTAAGTATTGTAAACTTTGTCTGCTTAAAAACTTACCGCCTTTGCCTCTTGGTGCTATACCCTTTCTAACTATCCATTTGTCAAATGCTTTTCTTGGTGGCATTTTAGTTGTATAGGAATAAGGTGTATTGTATTTCTTTTCTTTACCGCTTACCCCTCTGTCTTGAAACGTGCCATAATCAGCCATTTTAAAGCCCATAGACGTAGTTGAACCTTTTTGGGTTATGTCATACCCAAGACTGTTATAAAGTTCTTTAGAAGCGTTCTTTTTGCCTTTAGTCAAATTGCTTCTGCTTTGCTGTATAACGTATTTAGCAAACTTGTTAAGTTCATCCCTTAAATACTTATCTGCTAACATATTGTAATATCGTTCTTAACAAACACATTAAACGTAGCACTCCACCCAGCTAAACGATTGTCAAACCTTTCGTAAAAAGGCTCAAGGGTTGCA